ATTATTCTGAGTGGCGCACACTTGAGGGTAATTGTGTAGAACCTCACAAGTTTGGATCTATTACTGAGGCACGAGATTTCGTGAAGCAGTATAAGGAAGTGGATGACTTTGAGATCTATGGCAACTCCCGCTTCTTGTATCAGTTTATTGCTGAGGAGCATCCTGAGGAGGAAGTGAAGTTTGACAGCAGCAAGATCCGTGTCTTCACTATTGACATCGAGACTGCTGCCGAGAACGGGTTCCCTGACATCGAGACAGCGGACCAGGAGATCCTTGCCATCTCCATCAAAGACAGCTTCACGGGGCGTATAACGGTCTTTGGTGCCCGTCCTTTCAACAACCAGGACAGCATGGTGGACTACATGCACTTCCGTTCTGAGGAGAGTATGTTGGGTGCGTTCATTGATTACTGGCAGAACAACTATCCTGATGTTGTCACGGGTTGGAACTGTCAGTTGTTCGATATGCCATACATTCACAACCGCGTTGATCGTGTGTTGGGTGAGAAGTTTGTAAAACTGCTGTCGCCTTGGAAACTTGTGTCGCAGCGTGAGATCTTCATCAAAGGTCGCAAGAACTTCTCTATTGATATGCTTGGCATCTCCACGCTAGACTATCTTGAGTTGTATAAGAAGTTCACCTATACAAACCAAGAGAGTTATCGTCTAGATCACATCTGCTCTGTGGAACTGGGTGAGAAGAAACTAGATCACTCTGAGTTTGATACCTTCAAGGAGTTCTATGAGAACGACTGGCAGAAGTTTATTGAATACAACATCCATGACGTTCGTCTAGTTGACAAATTAGACGACAAGATGAAGTTGATTGAACTTGCATTCACCATGGCATATGACGCCAAGGTGAATTATGAAGATGTGTTTAGTCAGGTTCGTATGTGGGATAACTATATTTACGTGGAACTTTTGAAGCGTAAGATTGCTATCCCGCCCAAGAAAGAAGCGACTAAAACTGAGAAGTATGCAGGTGCTTATGTCAAGGAACCGATACCTGGATTCTATGATTGGGTTGTGTCTTTTGACCTTAATAGTCTCTATCCTCATCTCATTATGCAATACAACATCTCACCAGAGACCCTCTGTGAGAAAAGACATCCCAGCGCATCTGTTGAGGGGTTCCTGAATAAACAGATTGGTGTTGATGGTGAGTTTGCTGTATGTCCTAACGGTGCTCAGTATCGTAAGGATGTTCATGGTTTTCTTCCTCAGATGATGAAGAAGATGTATGACGGTCGTGTGATCTTCAAGAAGAAGATGATCGAAGCAAAGAAGCAGTATGAGAAGACGCCCACCGTCGAACTCATGAAAGAGATTGCCCGCTGTAATAACATTCAGATGGCACGTAAGATCTCCCTCAACTCTGCTTATGGTGCTATCGGCAACGAACACTTCAGGTATTATCGTCTTGCTAATGCTGAAGCGATCACTATGTCTGGTCAGCTCTCGATCCGATGGATTGAGAGCAAGATGAATGGATATCTAAATACTCTTTTGCAAACCGAGGGCGTAGATTATGTCATCGCTAGCGATACCGACTCAATCTATCTTAATCTTGGACCTCTTGTTACTAAATTTTTTAGTGCTAAGTCTGGCGACAAAGCAGCAATTGTTTCCATTCTTGATAAGATCTGTCAAGAGAAGTTGGAACCATTCATCGAATCCTCTTATCAGGAACTTGCGAATTACGTTTCGGCATATGAACAGAAAATGAGCATGAAGCGTGAGAATATCGCTGACCGTGGTATCTGGACTGCGAAGAAGCGTTACATTCTCAATGTATGGGACAGCGAAGGTGTTAGATATAAAGAACCAAAGATGAAGATCATGGGTCTGGAGACTGCCCGTTCTTCTACTCCAGCGTATTTTAGAGATAAATTGTATGCAGCATTTAAGATCATTATCGGCAAGACAAATGATGAACTTATCGATTTTATCAATGTCGTGCGAGCAGAAACACGATTGCGCCCTTATGAGGAGGTTGCATTCCCCAGAGGAGTTAACAACCTGGCTAAGTATCGTCACCCAACTGAAATCTACCAAAAGGGATCTCCCATCCATGTGCGGGGAGCGTTGCTGTATAACCACTACGTCAAAAAGCACAAGGTAGAAAACAAGCATCCTCTCATTCAAGAGGGTGAGAAGATCAAGTTCATGTATCTCAAGACACCTAATCCTATTCTGGAGAACTGTATCAGTTTCTTCGGTGAGTTACCCAAGGAGTTTGGTCTTGAGAAGTATGTAGACTATCAGACACAATTTGAAAAGTCGTTTCTCGAACCGCTCAAAAACGTGCTACAATGTATTGGGTGGCAACACGAAAAAACCATTACGATTGGGAGTTTCTTCGAGTGAGTAAGAAAATCTTTGTAGTGACTTGGACCAACCATGTTGTTGGTCAAGTAGGACCAGAGGACATCAAGTGCTTTGAGGACTACAACACTGCTCGTGCGTTTGCAAAACTCATGGGTCAGTCTTATCAATATGTACATCTTTATGAGGAGAAAGTAGATCAATGGGATTCCTAGATAGTATAATCAAAGAGAGTGGCAATGAGTTTGCTAGCGTCGTTTCTGACGGGGTTGCTGCTGGCGACATTACATCTTATGTTGATACTGGGTCTTATATTTTTAATGCCCTGGTTAGTGGTTCTTTGTATGGAGGTCTTCCTTCCAACAAAGTTACTGCCTTGGCAGGAGAATCGAGCACGGGAAAGACTTTCTTTGCTCTGTCTGTCGTTCGTAATTTCCTTAGAGATAATCCTACTGGTGGATGCATTTATTTTGAAAGCGAATCTGCTATCTCTCGTGAGATGATTGAGGAGCGTGGCATTGATAGTAAGCGAATGATCATGATGCCTGTTGCCACCATTGAGGAGTTCAGAACTCAGGCTTGTCGCATTCTGGACAAATACATGAAAGAACCTAAAGATGAGCGTGTGCCCATGCTTTTTGTGCTAGACTCTTTGGGTATGCTCTCCACCTCTAAGGAGATGGAGGACATTGCCAACGACAAGCAGGTTCGGGACATGACTAAATCCCAGTTGATCAAAGGTGCCTTCCGTGTGCTAACATTGAAACTGGGTCAAGCGAATGTGCCTATGGTCGTCACCAACCATACATATGATGTGATCGGTTCCTATGTCCCCACAAAGGAGATGGGAGGTGGCACTGGATTGAAGTATGCTGCTTCTACTATCATCTATCTTAGCAAGTCTAAGGAGCGTGATAGTAAAAAAGAAGTCATTGGCAACATTATCAAATGCGAGGCGAAGAAGTCTCGTCTAACCATTGAGGGAAGTAAAGTTGCAACACGCTTATTTTTTGACGAGCGAGGTCTTGACAAATACTACGGCTTACTGGAACTGGGTGAAGAGCACGGAGTATTCAAACGTAGCGGCAATCGTATCGTTATTAACGAATCCTCTGTTTATCCTTCTGCTATTCTGGCTGATCCCGAAAAATACTTCACCCCCGAAGTAATGGAACAACTCGAAGAAGCAGCACAAAAAGAATTCTCCTATGGCAACTGAGCGTATTGAACAAACTATCTTGCGTAATCTCCTTTTTACTGAGGAGTATTACCGCAAGGTAGTTCCTTTTTTGAAAGCAGATTACTTCCAAGAATATCATGAAAGAATTATCTTTGAGGAGATCGCTGACTTCGCTGGGAAGTATGACAAGATCCCTACTCAAGAAGTCCTGGCGATTAATCTCCAAAATCGTAGTGACCTTACTGACGACACGTTCAAAGATTCGATATCGGCAGTTCGAGAACTGTCTGACGAATGGGTGGACTACGAATGGCTCCTCGATGCCACAGAAAAGTGGTGTCAGGACAGAGCAATTTACCTCGCCCTCATGCAGTCGATCAAGATCGCAGATGGAGGCGATAAGAAAATATCAAAGGATGCGATCCCAGGTATCTTACAAGAAGCCCTGGCAGTATCGTTCGACGAACACATAGGACATGATTACACAGAACAAGCAGAAGAACGTTATGATTTCTACCACCGCAAAGAGGAGAAAGTTCCCTTTGATCTCGAAAAGTTTAACTTCATTACCAAAGGTGGTCTCTCTAACAAGACTCTCAATGTCGCTCTTGCTGGTACAGGCGTCGGGAAGTCTCTATTCATGTGCCATGCGGCTGCTGCCGCGCTCACTCAGAACTACAACGTTCTCTACATTACATGTGAAATGGCAGAGGAAAAAATTGCTGAGCGAATTGACGCAAACCTTCTGAATGTTGGTGTCAAGGATATCGTAGATCTTCCTCAGGTTATCTTTACTAGTAAGGTTCAAGAGATCGCTAGAAAGACCCGAGGCAAACTTATTATCAAAGAGTATCCTACAGCGTCCGCTCATGCTGGACACTTCAAGGCATTGCTCAGTGATCTAAAGTTGAAGAAAGATTTCAAACCCGATATTATTTTCGTGGACTATCTTAATATATGTGCTAGTGCGAGGTATAAAGGTGCGATTGTTAATTCTTACACGTATGTCAAGGCGATTGCTGAGGAGTTGCGGGGTCTTGCTGTGGAATGTAATGTTCCTATTGTCTCAGCTACTCAAACTACTCGCAGTGGTTTTGGCAATAGTGATCCTGATCTTACCGATACTTCTGAGTCTTTTGGTTTGCCTGCCACTGCTGATTTTATGTTTGCCCTTATCTCTACTGAGGAACTTGAACAACAAGGTCGCCTCATGGTCAAACAACTTAAAAACCGATACTCAGACCTTGTTACCTCAAGAAAATTCATGGTGGGAATTGACAGATCGAAGATGAAGCTGTATGATGTAGCGGACGATGCTTCCGCTATCAGCATCGATGCCGAAGATCCTGGTGAGGACTTCGCGCAATTTACACAAACACAAAACCGTTTATCTAAATTTGCTGAGTGGAATGTATGATTAATTTTTCTAAGTATGAAGAGTTTGTTTCGACAGTTACTTCTGACTGCTCAACGAACTTTGTTGACTTCGCTGATCGTATTGGCGAGTTGGATCGTGAGGGTGCCAATATTGAGCGTCTCCTTACTGCTGGTGTTGGGATTAATGCTGAAGGTGGTGAGTTCCTTGAGATCATTAAGAAGATGGTATTTCAAGGTAAAGCTTGGAACAGCGACAACCGAGAGCATCTTATTATTGAGTTGGGTGATATCATGTGGTATGTGGCACAAGCTACTCAGGCACTAGGTATCTCCATGGAAGATGTCCTTGATACCAACATTAAGAAACTTGCTAAGCGTTATCCTGATGGAACCTTTGACGCTTACTATTCTGAAAACCGTGCTGCTAACGACCGATGACTAAATTGCAAGAACCTCACGTTGCTGATTTGTATTCAAAGTATCCTGCTTTAAAGGGAGAGTTTCAAAAACATTGGAGATCTATTGTTCGTAAAGCTTTGCAAGAACAAGTAAGGAGAAATCCAAACAGCAGTGCTTTGAGGGGAATGAAAGAGATTGCCAAAACATATTTCCCTATGTATTTGGAACCAAATGAATGGCAAAAACTTCAAAAAATGATCTCTCAAAGATTTCAAAGTTCTAAGAGTTCTGCTGATTGGGATGAATGGAGAGGTCAACTTCCTAGTATTTTCCCCGAAAAAATGATTGGTCAGTTGTCCTGGTCGGAAGATGACTATGGTGTTCCTGAAAAAATTTCTATGACTGATCCTGAACTAGGTAATAATGCAAAAACTGGTTGTGCTGTAATTATTATCCAAGATGGAAACTTCAAATCGGAATATAAAAATGTTCCTTCTGAAGTAGCACTTACGATTAACTCTGAAATTTCAAAAGCACTTTCATGAACTATAAATTTATTCTATTCACAAAGGACTCCTGTGGTCCTTGTGGTCTGGTAAAACGTTACTTCAATGCTCTCAAAGATGACCGCACCAAACTCATTGAAGAAGTTCAACTGGAAGACTTTAGCGATGAACCAATTCCCGAAGAGAACATTGCTCTCGCCAAGAAGTATGGTGTGACTGCCACTCCTGTTCTCATTATCATTGATGAAGAAACAGAAGAACTGCTAGAGACTTACTCTAGTGGTATGCCTATCACCCAGAACATTCGTAAACTCTGGACCAAGTATGGAATTGCTGGATAATTATCTACCACGAAAACAATTTGTGGATCTTCAGAATAAAATTCTTGGTCCACATTTTCCGTGGTATTTTAATGAATACGCCTTAAGTCCAGAAGGTAACTATTTTTCAGAGGATAAAAACTCATATCAGTTTACACATTCTTTGTTTAATGCTAATAGGGGTCCTACTGGTGAGTGGTTCAATCTAGTTGTTCCAATCTTACAAAAACTAGTTGGATCAAATCTCATCATCAACGTTAAAGCAAATCTCAATCCAAGAGATACTACACATTCTATTCTTGGTAACTTTCACACAGATGTTACTTATCAAAACGCAAAGACAGCAATCTTTTATTGCAATACCAATAATGGATACACTGAGTTTGATGATGGGACTGTCGTTCAGTCCGTTGCTAACCGCCTAGTTATTTTTGATGCAGATCAAATGCACGTTGGTTATAGTTGCACGGATGAAAAAAAACGAGTTCTGCTAAACTTTAATTATATTACTACCCATGCTTAGTTTCTGGATCCACTTGGTAGCATTCTTCCAAGTTGTCGTGATGAATTGTATTCAACCTGCCAACTGGAAGTATTGCTATCGGGTGGACCAGTGGTTGATCCCAGATCTTGTAGAAGGATATGAGCTCTGGTCAGGTAAGAAACATCCCTATCAAAATGAGAAAGACTATCTCAACGACCTCCACTCTAAATAACTAGAGGGAGGTTTTTTCATATGGCATTTAATAGCATACCTAAAAATCTTTCTGAGATGCGAGCGGTTGCTGGTAGTAGCATCGATGCAAAGTATCAGGCTGGCATTATATCTTTTTATCGTAAACTTGTGAAAGCACATGGGATGGAAGATCCATTGGCATTTAATCCTGCGACCACATCTGGTAAGAGTTGTAAATTAGTTCGTGCTCTTAAAGGAGAGGTAGATGTTGCTAAACTAAAAAAGGAATGTAAGTTAGATGCTAACTTTAAAATTAGTTGGGGCGATGGTAGCAGAGGTAATCGTGGCACAGGTAATACTGGCAATCTATTTGAGGGGCAACTTGAGAAAGGATTGAATGATTGGATTGAAGAAGGAGACTATCACACTAATCCATACAGAGATTTTATTGCTGATCTAATCAAATTTTATGATCTTGAGAATTGTCAGATTGTAAAGGTAGTTGCTGAGGGTGGAGAGAACAAAAAAAGACCGATACAATTTGTAGGTGGAAACTGGAAGATTGGTGATGCTGACGCAAATCATTATGATATTGGACCTATTGTTACTGACCTAACTCTAACAACTAAGTGCAAGGGTAAACCAGAGAAAGTAATTTATCTTTCATTGAAGAAAGGTGGAACAACCACGATGTCTAATCTTGGTGTCAAAAAGATTTTTACTAAAGAAGATATACAAAATGGCAACATTCAAACTGACGTTGGCAAATTAGTATTAGAAACATTTGGTATTGATAACGCTAGATTTTGTAGAATATTCAATGAAGCTTTGACAGGACAAGTTAAAAGTGGTGGTAATGATACAAGTCCAAAATTTAATAGGACATTACTTCAAGGAATGATCCGTGGATCTATCGGATATGGATATCATTACACTCATAAGCAGAGTGGTAATAAGATTAAAAACTTTCCTATGAAGAAGGAAACTTGTGATAGAGCAACTAGGGTCACTTCTGTAACTGTCCACTACGGAGGCAAGACAGGAACAGGACAGCGCGTTGACATCACGGTTCAGACGCCTGTCATGGAACTGAAGTTTAACATTCGTGACACAAGTGGCAGTTCGCTCCCATGGCCTGATAAACTACAGTCAGCATACAAGTTCAAGAGCGAGCAGATCTTCAGCACACCAGAGGACGGTTACGAAGACTAATGGCAAACATCAAACAGCTCAAGCACCTGGAACACCTGGAAGATGAGATGCTGAACTACGGCGTCGATGGTTGTATGGCAGCAGTGTCGTTCCTCAAGGAACTGAGGAAGATGCTGGGTCATCAGGAGAGTAGTGGTTTCATGCAAACTAAGTGGGACGGTGCTCCTTCTGTTATCTGTGGCATGGATCCTCTTGCTAATATTTTCTTTGTTGGCACGAAGTCTGTATTCAATAAAGATACTCCTAAGATTTGTTATTCTGAGGATGATGTTGATGAAATGTATAGTGGAGATTTGGCGGAGAAACTAAAATTCTCTTACAGATACTTTAGTAAGTTAGGAATCAAAGGTGTAATTCAGGGAGACTTACTATTCACTTCTGATATCAGACGAGAGAATGTAAATGGCGAACAACTTTACACATTCAGACCTAATACGATTACTTACGGTATCCCTGTCGATCATCCTATTGGAAAAGCAGCGGGCAGATCAAAGATTGGTGTAGTATTTCATACTCACTATCAAGGAACTGACTTGCCTACAATGCAGGCAATGGCAGGAGCTCCTGTTGATACCTATAATAAAATTCCTGAAGTTTTAGTTGTCAAGAATGACACTCCTATGAACCGCGTTGGTTTCTCTAAACAGGAGATGCGAAAGTTTGACAACTATATCTCTAAGATTGAACGCATGTGTCAGATCTGTGGTGATTTTCTTGATGAATTGGTTGGTGCTACTGGTACAACTGGAGATGCTAAGTTCCACATCGCATCTTATCTAAAGCAGTTCTTCAATAACGAGATCAAGAATGCTAGAAGCATTGGTAATATCGACGAGAGTTTGTATGATCTGGCAAACTTCTATCATGAGAAGATGAGCAAGGAACTTGCTAAGATCAAGACACCTGCTAACCTAGTTAAGAAACGCAACCTTGTTTATCAGAGTGAGAACTATCTTGTAGATAATGTTTATAAGTTCAAGGCGATGCTGACCTTGTATAAGGAACTACAAGCAGTGAAGCAAATGGTTATAGATAAACTAGACCATCTTGAAGAGTTCAGAACTTTTGTTCAGACGGATAAGGGATATAAGGTCACAACTCCAGAAGGATATGTTCTTCACAAGGATGGCAGCATGATCAAGTTTGTCAATCGTCTGGAGTTTGCTTACAATAACTTCACTCTACAGAAGCAATGGCGTTAGACGGAAAGGTTTGCTACTTCACATTTGGTAGGTTCCAACCTCCCACTACAGGACACGCTGAGAATTTTAAGGGTGTTGCTAGAGCAGCAGGATCGAATGATTATCGCATTTATATTTCTCAGAGTGTAGATACGAAAGGCAATAACCCTCTTCCACCTGATCGCAAGAAGTATTACATGGATAAGATGTTCCCAGAACATCGTGGTAAAATATTCTCAGGTCCAAGACAACCCGTTGAAATCCTGCAAGATCTTATGATGGCAGGATATGATGAGGTTGTCTTTTTAGTAGGATCTGATAGAGTTGCCGCTATGCAGTTCCTCCATAAATACAATGGTAAAGATTTCTCATTCAGAAAGATTGAAATTAAATCTTCTGGAAGTAGAGACGCTGATGGTGATACCTTTGCTATTTCTGGCACGAAGATGAGAAGAGCAGCATTTGCTGGAGACTTTAAACTCTTTCGCCAAGGTATTCCTAGAGCATTGAATGATAATGATTGCCGTGCTCTCATGGGTGAGATCGTGGCTAACTTGCCTGCTAATTATAAATGAAAGATTTTAAGAAACTACGAGAAGAAGCACTGCGTCAACAACAAAGACAGCAGGAAGTTTTTAAAGAAGGTGATGCAGTCATGTCTTCTCGCACAGGAGACAAGGGACATATCCACAGGGTCGGTGGCAACTATGCCATTGTAATTTCCGAGGAAGGTCAGATGTTCCGTGAGTGGATCAAGAATATTAGATCTATAAATAATACGAGAAGAACCTCCTTATTAAACGATGAAATATCAGAAGCCAATTAATAACGTCAACAGCAACGATGAGTTTTCGTCTGGGTTGATGGAAGCTTATGGTAGATGGATGGGAGGAGACACCTTCCAGAATACCACCATCAGCGAAGCACCTTTCGATGGTATGGATCCTCAGTCAAATGGTGCTGAGATCGAAGATACCACTAAGCGTAAGAAGACCGCTAAGAAGGGTGGATATGTCGGTCAAGAGTCTGCACCTAAGAATGAGGAAGTAGAAGTTCTTGAGCGTGAAGAGTATGAGGTTGACGGAGAGACCTATGTTATTGAGAAGGTCAAGGGTCTAGACGGCAAGGCTTGCTGGAAAGGTTATAAGTATGCTGGCACCAAGATGAAGGGCGGCAAGAAAGTTGATGATTGTGTCAAGGCAGGTTTCGAACCAGAAGGCGAAGAACTAGCAGAGAAGAAACTAGATCCTGTTAATCACAAAGAACTCAAGGGCGATCACGCTGACAGAAAGGATAAGGACATTGACAACGATGGTGATGTAGATAAGTCTGACAAGTATCTCCACATGCGTCGTAAGAAAGTCAGCAAGATCATCTCTATGAAGGGCAAGAAATGAAGACATTCAAACAACTTCGTGAAGAGTGCGGTTGTAAAGACAAAGAACGCAAGGGCAAAAAGAAGAAGGGCAATGTAGAAGTCATGCCTACTGTCAATGACGGACAGAAAGGTATGGTTTCTCAGGTCAATAATGAAGGCGTTAAGTTCGCTGGTAATTATCAAGGACCACTCTACGCTCCTCATCCTGATCTCATCAAAGAGAAAGCACCTGCTGGTGCTAAGTATGAGAGAATGGTAAAGCATATCAAGAAAGGATATGCCAAGGATGGTAAGTTGACTGATGATGAAAAGTCAATTGCTTATGCTACTGCTTGGAAGCATAAGAACAAGAAGATGAAGGAGAACTATGACAAGGGTGAGTATGATTATGAAGGAGACATGGCGAAGACACAACTAAAAGGTGTCATCCGCAACGCTCAAGAACTTCATGATCTACTACAACCAGCAGACAATCTTCCTGAGTGGGTCCAGTCAAAGATCACTCTCGCTGCTGATTATATTCAAACCGCATCAGATTACATGAAGAGCAAATAAATAGTTCAGCTCATTATGCTGAATTCCCATGCTCTCATTCTTACTTCCCCTTGCCGCTAAGATCGTCAAGGATGCCGTTGCCAAAGTTCCCGACAACGAAGAACTAGGAGAAAAACTAGTTGAGATCTGTATTCTTGTTCTAGAGAAAGCAGTCAAATTGACCAAGACCGAAATGGATGATAACCTTCTAGAGGTTGTCAAGAAAGCAATTGCTGCCCGCGAGGAAGCATGATGATGGGGGACGCAAGTCCCCTATTTTTATAAATAAAAATTAGGAAAATAGTTTATCAACTGGAGTTCGAATCCATGTCCCTGTATAGTCGTGCTGAAACGCAAGCACAATCAATTAAAGTTCTAAACACAACTGAGAAGGCTTCCGTTGCCAAGTATGAGTCTGACGGGACCCTTGTAGCACACGATGGCAATACTAATGCTACCGCTGGTGCTGAAGGTAACGCTGCTATTCAAGCAAGAGTTGTTTTCATCGATGATACTGAAGCAACCCTTGCTGAGAATATTGAACGTGGTTTAACTGCTCCTGGTTGGTGGCAGTATACTTCATACACTGATGCTTCTGGTGAGACCCGCCACAAGTGCCAACACCTAGCAGCATTCAAGTCTGCTCCTGCTAACACTGCTGATAGCGATGACGATGTTGCAGCAGATGCTGCTTCTGCCATCACCATCTCGGCACAACCTGCTAACCAAAGTGCGGTTGGACCTGAGGGTGGACTACTTACTGTTGATACTGTAAGTGCTGCTGTTGCTACAAGACCTGCTGGAACTTACACCATCGGTGCTTCTGACTACAGCACTGATATTATTGGTGGTGGATCTGGCGCTACATTCACCATCACTGTTGATGGAACTGGTGCTGCCACAATCGATAGCATTGACGCTGCTGGTTCTGGATTCGTTGTCGATGAGACATTCACGATTGTTGGATCTGTATTTGATAACGGAACTGATCCTGCTGGAACCGATGGTGTTGATGACCTAACATTTGACGCTGCTAGTGTCGCCGCTGCTACCGCTACCTTCTCGGTAACTGCTTCTGCTGATGCTGGTTCAGTTGTTTATCAGTGGCAATCACAGACAGCAACTGGAACTCGTTGGACAAATATTTCTGGTGCCACGAGTGCTTCACTTGCACTTACTGGACTTGTAGTTGCTGACAACGGCAGAAAGTATCGTGTCAAACTTACATCAACTGCTGGTGCTGAGGAAGTCATTTCCAATGCAGCAACTCTAACTGTTACCGCAGCATGATCTGAATGAACTTCAATGAATTGACGCCAGACAACTGGATCTTCTTTGCTATTCAAAACTACAATAACCCGTCGTCAGTAACTTACAGTGATTTTGAAGAGGACCTGAAAAGGTTCAAGTATATCAAAAGACTACTGAAAAGATACGAGACGACGGGTGAATTGAAGACACATCTTATTCTAAATCATGTGATTGTATTGTATAATGTGTTTGGTGAAGCAGGAACACCACTCCTGTTTTATAAGATTGAAGCAACATACTGGTCTCAAATCAAGGCATTTATGTTGTTTCTAAATAGATTACCACCCATATTAAACGAGGATGTTGACGAGGAATGTCTGAAAAGTTTGAACCTAATTTGAATGAAATGGTAGCAGGAGACGGATCTGGTCTCGCACTGCCACCTGCCTTTGTATTTGTAAATCCTAGACAACATCGTAAGTATAAGAAGGGCAATGAAGACAAAGTAGACGGTCGCTCCAAAGGTGCCCGCGCCCTTTTCAATCGTATTCAACGCAGAAAAATGAAAGAACAACTAGAAACTCAAATTGATGAAGCGATTGTGTCCGACACTGAGAGGGCACAAAAGTCAATTCAGCAAGGTAAGAAACTCGCTCGCCAAAAAGACCTGCAATCTAAGCGCAAGGAAGCGAAAGAGAAGATGATGAATAAAACAAAAGAGATGGATACTCTTATGAAAGCTCGTCTCTCTGACTTCAAGAAGAAAGAGAAGGAGCAACAGAAAAAAGTCCAACAGAAAAATTCATTTGAACCTACAGGTAATGTTATGATGGAAAATCAAGATGTAATCCAAGTTGCTCTCGATGTAGCAACTTCTGAATTGAACCCCGCAGGTGAAGGTTCATTTGCTAAAGTTCAGTTCTCAGATGGTTCGGTTCAGAACCTCGATAACTTCTCAGCAAAGCGTATTGCTGCTTGTTATGCTCAGTTAGATGACACGCACAAGCAACAGTTCCAGTATATGTTGAACAAAGACGCTTCTACGTATCAATCTGCTCTTGACTTTGCTATCCGCAACGTTTGATAAGAGGGCAAAGTGGCATTCGGTCTCCAGAAGTTAGCGGTCCTTGAAAGCAAACTCGATATTTATGAAGACCTGTCTAAAGAAATGCTCGACAAACTTGAGCGAGCAGTTGGCACTATTAGCGAAAGCAGCAACCGAGTAGCAGTTATTCTTGAGCGTCATGAAGGGCGTTTAGATGACAGCGAAAAGACAGACCAACTGCTCCTCAAAATGTTTGATGAGATGAAAGCAGAAAATCGCAGAGACCATCAGGTAACTGCTAAGAGAATTGAAGCTTTACAAAAAAAGGTAGAGCAAAACCAAAGGTTTGTTATTGGTGCTACTGCTGTCTTGGCAACGATCGTGACAGTATTACAAGTGGCACCACCTATCATCAGACTATTGACACAACCAGCAACTGCTGCTACTATGGAGGTCGTGAAGCCTTTGTAATGAA